GGGTTTGAGAATACACCGGAGGATTTAATCCAAGCCAAGTTAGTGGCGTGGAATGTGGAGGACAGCGATGAAACTATCTAGTGCCCCATTTAATTTAAACGCTAAGGCACATCTCAAGGTGCGGTACATTTTTGAGCGCAACGATACCGAACTAGAGAACGCTGTTTTAGATTTAGTTTGCGGTGAAAGTAAACGCTTTTATCCGCAGGAATGGGAGACAGTTATACAGCATATAACTTCTTCTGATTTAACTGTAGGACAATATATTAAACCATATGTACAAGGAGCATAGATCATGACGGCTAATTTTGGAGAGTACTACTTGAGTTTTAATCTACGCAACGGTGTAGGTATCGACTTAGAATTTGCAGACAGTAAGCCAGTGTGGATTAGCAACACACTGACAGGTTTAATAAGTGCTGCATCGTTTGAGGGAGTTGTGTTTCTTGCGCCCTTTATGATAGTAACATTCGGCAAGGTGTGGCATACGGATGAGTGATGCAACGCATGGCGGCAAAGGAGATCGTCAACGAAAAGTAAACAAGAAACAATACGACAGTAATTTTGACAGGATATTTAAACAGGAGAAAATAAATGGACAAAAGTACGGTAAAAGAAAGTCTCTTCAACATTCCTCGGAAAGTAGCAATGTGGGTCAAGAAGGAAAAGGAAGAGTTGAAAAGTAAATTTGAAACAAGGTTTATTAAAACTGTAAGGACTGCTGTAATATTGGCGGCCTTGCTTACACTCATAAATGTTATTGTAGTTTTAAAAGGATAAGCACTATGGATTTTATATTAACAGCGGTGGCTATAGTCGCTTGCGTATATTTAATTAAACTTATTTATATTTCTGAACTAATGATTGACGATTTAAAAAGGGAGAGTCTAGATGAAGATTAAAAATGTATTGACAGGACTTGCAGTTACAGGAGCTTTAGCTATGTCAGGCTACTCGCTTTTTGATAGCACCGGAAAAATTAAAAAGTTAGAGGGTCAGTTAGCTAAATTAAATCACAACCATGTAAGATCAGTTGAGAATATAAATGAGTTGGTTGAAACTTATGGCAAGATTAATACTTCACTAACTTACAACAAAGCGGGTATCAGAATTGCTATGGAAGACATAGCAAAACAAGATGATATTCTAACCGCGTTGACGGTCGCGGATTCTAAACTCTTAGACTATATAAACTATATTAAGGAAGGGCAAGACGAACAGGCTGGAGAACTACTAGCGATTAAAGAATTAGCTACGACTGCACCTATTGTACCACAACCTATAGCGGAGGTTATTACAGAACCTGTTGTAGTTGTCGAACCTGAGCCTGTAGTTGTAGTTGCGGAACCTACGCCTGTAGTTGCGGAACCTACGCCTGTAGTTGTGGTTGCTTCTGAGCCTGAGCCTGTAGTATACTTCTGCCCTAAGCCTGACAGAGGAGTTAACTTTGGGAGGTACATCAGCAGGTTATCTTTTAACAAGGCAGTTAAGTTTACTGTTTCTTTTGATATACAGGACGGAACAGTTGCTAATGTTTCCTTCACTCCAAAAGTCACAAAGAAATTAAATAAGGCGGTTAGTCGGTATCTCAATGACTCCATAACTCCTGTAAATAATGTGACTGCTTGTAGTCTTCCATTCACGATAGCTGTATAAATATATTGACAAGGGGTGAAGAGTGTGGTATACTCTGCTCCTTAATTTTAACCACCACAAGAGGAAAATAACATGGCTATACTTCAAGGCACAGCGTACTGGGCATCAGTCACTACACCGAACACGACCTTTGAACCTACGTACTCCGTAAACTTAGTTGTAGATGAGGCCACCGCTGAAGATTTTAAAGCGCGTGGGTATAACATCAAGCAGATGGACGAAGGCCCATCCATTGTAATTAAGCGCAAAGTAGAAGGAAAGGATGGCGCAGTACGAGCCGCACCTAGACTTGTTGATCAGTACAAGAACCCCCTAGATGCTAAAGTAGGGAATGGTTCTGTAGTTAAGGTGCAGTACAATGAGTGGGAAACCACCAATAAGTTTGGTTCTTTTAAGGGCTTGGACTTCCAAGCTATGCAAGTTCTAGACCTTGTTGAAGTTGGAAGTCCCGATGGCTCTGAGTTTGAATCAGAAGCAGACGAAATGGAGGATGAATTGTGAGTGCCACACCGCAGTACACCTACGTCAAAGACGATGTTACATATGACGTAGGTCGGTTATCATCCAAAGGACAGTCAGTATTTGGAGTCTTAGTAAACGCACAAGGTAAGCTACGTGAAGCAGAGTTGAACGTGACACTATCCCGCGCATCTATTATGACTCTAACTGGTAGCATGGACGAGCATCTAGTGGATGATGCAATTATCGAAAACCCTAACGAGGAAACCAACGAGGAGTAAGGCGTATGCCTTTTGTTAAACACAAGCTACCTTGTCCCGCTTGTGGAGGCAGTGACCCAGTTTCAGTTAACGACAATGGCTCTGGGTTCTGCTTCAGTTGCAGGACATACTTACCAAACTATAGCACAGCGGAAGTGCAACACGATGATGATGTAGAAACGGAGTTTGAAATACATCAAAGGAACAGCAAGATGAACAACAGTTCAACAGCTACGTTTAATGAATTGACTGACCGCAAGATAAGCTTAGCTACAGCTAAGAAGTACGGAGTCAAATCAACAACACTAAACGGCAAGATAGACAAGCACTACTACCCCTACTACAACGGACACGAGTTGTCAGGAACTAAGATACGTAAACAGAACAAAGACTTTACGTGGACAGGGAGTCCTAAGGAAGTGGGTTTGTTTGGAGAAAACCTGTTTAAAGCAGGAGGTAAGTTTATAACTTTAACAGAAGGCGAATGTGACGCGATGGCCGCTTACGAACTTATGGGTTCTAAGTGGCCTGTCGTTTCTATTAAGTCAGGCGCACAGGGCGGGATAGGTGACGTTAAGAGCAGCCTTGAGTACCTTGAGTCATTCGATTCTGTAGTCATTAATTTTGACAATGATAAGTATGGCAAGGAAGCAGCTCAGGCCGTAGCCAAACTACTGACACCTAAGAAAGCTAAGATCATGACACTGCCTGTAGACTACAAAGATGCTAACGATATGTTACGCCAAGGTAGACACGCGGCATACGTCAGTGCTTTCTGGGACGCTAAAATCTATACGCCTTCTGGCGTGTTGAATCTATCCGAACAGTTTAAAGCCTATCAAAAGTTGCGGACAGAAAAGAAAACAGCTATACCATATCCTTGGCGCGGCTTAAATAAAAAGCTAGAAGGTCTTAGGGCGGGTGAGTTAGTCACACTTACAGGTGGTACTGGTCTTGGCAAGTCTTCTGTCACTCGTGAGATCGAACACTGGTTGATTGAAAACACCGAAGATAATGTAGGCGTTGTGGCTCTTGAAGAGAACTGGTCACGCACTGCCGAAGGTATTATGGCAGTCGAGGCTAACGCTAAGCTACACCTTGACAGTGTTAAGTCTCAGTACACTGAGGAACAACTAGACGAGTGCTTTAAGAAAGTGTTTATGGGTGAGAACGAGGGGCGCGTTTGGATTCACGCACACCACGGAGTCAATAACCTTGAAGACATCTTCAGTAAGCTACGCTACATGATCATAGGTCTAGATTGTAAATGGATTGTAGTTGACCACCTTCATATGTTAGTTCTATCAACCCTTGAAAATGACGAGCGTAAAGCTATCGACCAGATCATGCATCGACTCAGGACTATGGTAGAGGAGACAGGCTGTGGTATGATACTAGTGTCACACCTCCGCAGGGTTGAGGGCAATAGAGGCCACGAGAACGGCATCGAGACAGGGCTTAATCACCTTAGAGGTAGCCAGAGTATTGCTCAGCTAAGTGATTGTGTTATCAGCCTTGAACGCAATCAACAATCAGACGATGAGATAGAGGCATCGACCACCAAGGTTAGGGTGCTGAAGTCTAGGTACACTGGAGATGTTGGCGTTGCTACTAACCTGTTGTATAATGGCGCGACAGGGCGGCTACGAGAGTTAGATGATTATGACGCGGCTCAGTTTGACGGAGATATAATATGAGTAACTTAGTATTTGATATAGAAGCAGACGGCTTAGATCCCACAAAGATACACTGTATCGTGGCACAAGACGTTGATACAAAGGATGTGTTTACGTTTGACAACACGCAACTAGAGCAAGGCTACGGACTACTGCGCTCTGCAACTAAACTGATCGGCCACAACCTGATAGGCTATGACATCCCTGCAATTAAAAAGGTTGCCGGAATTGATTTGTTTGACAAGAAGATTGTAGATACCTTAGTTCTATCACGCCTCTTCAAGCCAACACGCGAAGGCAACCACGGACTTGAAGGTTGGGGCTATCGTCTAGGCTTTAAGAAAGGAGACTTTGGTGATCAGGAAGATGCATGGGAGCAGTATACTCCAGAGATGTTAGAGTACTGCAAGAACGATGTGTTGCTTAATACTAAAGTCTATGAAGCACTCAAGCTTGAGAGCCGTGGGTTCACGGCACAATCAGTGCAGATAGAACACGCAGTAGCTAAGATCATTGATCAGCAACGCACCAACGGCTTTGTCTTAGACCTTGAGAAAGTTATGGGTTTAGTAGCTATGTTTGAAACCAAGCTACACGATCTAGAGCAGGAGGTTCACGAAGAGTTTCGACCTGTAGTCACTACTCAGATACTGACACCTAAGTTCACAGCGACAGGTGCAGTAGCTAAGACAGCAACCGATCAGCATGGTAAGGGTACAAGACTGACAGACGAGGAGTACGAGAAGCTTTCATTAGATATAGATTGTAAGCCTATCGCACGTAAAACTGAAACGCCTTTTAACTTAGGGTCACGTAAGCAGATTGGCGAGTACCTAATTCGTTTTGGTTGGAAGCCTCAGAAGCATACACCTACAGGTCAACCCAT